TGTGAAGCAAAAGGTTCAGCGTGTGTTAATTTTGATGCTGTGTGTCTTAATGTGTGCCTCATGTGTGCCAGCTTTTTCTTAGTAAAATCAACTGTGTGCCAAGTGTGTCTAGTTTTTCTTTGGTTTTAGTTTTTTCTAAAATCATTGTAAAAATGCCTTGATTTACGCAAAAAAACTTATGTTCACAGTAACTGTGATTAGAAAAACCTGACACACAAGACACACATTGTAAAAAGCGTATGTGTATCAGTTAGTTAAGTGAAACTAAGTTGACACACATACCTGACACACACTTGACACACATTGGTTATAGGTACTGTTGGTAGGTCGAGGCATCCACTACGGCAGATACTTCTGTGTTTTCCTCGATTGCATCGAGTGAATCTTCCATATCCATTAGTAACACTGCACCAAATATGATGAGTGCATCGTGTGGATTGTCTAAAGCGTATTGGCCGCATTGTTTCATTAGGTTGAATGCAAAGCTTGTTGCTTTAGTAGCTCCTGTTTTTAACCGATCAAGTATCTTTGTATCATTTGGTTCAATTGTTTCTGTTGTCACGGTAGTTCTCCTTATGAATAATTGTCACGAATCATTAATGCACCAATCCAAACGGTAGCTATGCCACCAGTAAAGCCTAAAAATCCAAATGCACCAGCTAATATAGGCGACTGTGCTACATTCAATACCGCCAAGGCGTAACACATGCCAGTGCCTAAAGCCGCGCATAAGACTGTAGTTCCTAGTATCGCAAGCGAACCTATGAACTTAGCTAAAAATCTCCAAGCCTTACGTCTCTTTTGTTTTTGGTCCCACTTATTCCAATGATAACCTGTTTCCATTTTGTATCTCCTTGATTTATAAAGTAAATTCACAAACAGATCCGACTACCCTTTTGTGAAGCAAAAGGGTTACTGATGGACAAGGTTCCAAATAGCAAACGTGATACAAGGTTCCAGTTGGCGAAAAAAAGAAATTGGGAACTGATTCTGGCAAATCAGGAGATGATGTCTCAGCGATTCAGAATAAATTTTCAAATTTTTTTCTGCAAAATTTTTCCCAGACCCTTGTGTATACTAGGTTCTTGTGTATAAGATGCGCTAATGAGTGAAGTGGGAAACCCTTTAACTACTGATATGGTAGAAATGCCCCATGCTGAGTTTGAATCTCATGTTCCTTACATGGGCCTACAGCTTGGCGAGTTGACTGTGCAGCAGGAACGGCTGGTACTAATGATTAGTAGCGGCATGACAGTTGCTGCAGCAGGTCGCTCAGCAGGGTATGGCACATACACCGCTGCACTTAACGCATCAAAGTTACCGAAAGTATCGAAAGCACTAGAGTATTTTCGGGAACAGATGCGAGAAGAAGTCAGATTCAATCGCAACAACGCACACCAGATGTATATGGAAGCATACACCGCAGCAGCAAATGCAACAGAGATGAAGAATACAGTAGATTCTTTGGTCAAGTTGCACGGGCTAGGAGAGCCAGATAACGCTACGCAGGTGAACATAAGCATCAATACGACTGCTAAGCAGTTGGAGCGACTGACTGACGAGGAACTACTGGAGATTGCAGGGAGAGAAACTGCGTATCTGGAGCCTAAGTGAATAAAAAACAGTGTGCTGTTTGCACCAATTTTCACGTAGAGACTTTGTTTAGTGGGACAGATGGCGTTTGCGTCTACTGTAAAGCTGATCGAACAGAGTCACTTCCTGCACCAGCACCTATTGAAGCACCAGAAATACAAGAGGAGTTAAGCGTTGAAGACAAAGCAAGAAAAGAACTCGCCCTCCGAATCCTTACTCGCAAGAGGCTACTCCCGTTTGTTGAACGGTTTAACGCAGATTACCAAGCAGGGTGGGTTCATAAAGATATTTGCAGACGCTTGGAACAATTCAGTCGTGATGTGGTGGCAAAAAAGTCTCCAAGGCTTATGCTCTTTATGCCGCCTCGTCATGGCAAAAGTACGCTTGCATCTGTCTCCTTCCCAGCTTGGCACTTGGGCAGAAATCCTGAACACGAATTTATCTCTTGTTCGTACTCAGGCTCGTTGGCTATGGGATTCAGTCGTAAAGTTCGTCAACTATTGCGTGAGCCAACTTACAAAACAGCGTTTCAAACACGCCTTGACCCAGATTCGCAGTCGGCTGAAGCGTGGCTGACTACAGGCGGTGGCGGCTATGTGGCTGCAGGTGTTGGCGGTGGTATCACAGGTAAAGGAGCGCACGTTCTCGTTATTGACGATCCTATCAAGAACCGTGAGGACAGTGAGTCGGAGAATAATAGATCGGCTAATTGGGATTGGTACACTTCCACAGCCTATACCCGATTGGCTCCTGGTGGGGGCATTCTGGTCATACTTACTCGTTGGCATGACGATGACTTGGCTGGGCGATTGCTTAAAGCGTCTGATGAGGGCGGTGACCTTTGGGAAGTTGTACGCTACCCTGCCATCGCAGAAGAGAAAGAAGAATATCGAGATCATGGAGAAGCACTCCACCCAGAAAGATACAGTTTAGCTGCGTTGGGTCAGATCCGTAGTGCAGTAGGACCCCGTGATTGGTCAGCACTATATCAGCAGAATCCGGTATCAGATGACGGAGAATACTTTACTCGTGAGATGATTCAGTATTACGATGACGAGGACATTGACCCAGAATCCATGCGCTACTACTGTGCTTGGGACTTGGCGATAGGTAAACGTGATCGAAATGACTATACCGTAGGCATGGTCATAGGAGTCAATGACAGAGATGAACTCTTTGTCATTGATGTAGTACGTGGTAGATTTGATGGTTTCGAGATCGTAGAGCGCATACTTGACCTCTATGAAGAATGGAAACCAGCAATGGTGGGCATTGAAAAAGGACACATTGAAATGGCATTAGGTCCGTTTTTGGAGAAGCGGATACGGGAGAGAGGATTATACGAGATATACATTAAGGACTTGAAGACAGGTAGAAGAGACAAAGAAGCTAGGGCAAGAGCAATACAGGGACGGATGCAACAAGGAATGGTGTATTTCCCCAAAGATGCGATCTTCACAGGACCGCTAGTTGCAGAGTTGTTGCGTTTCCCAAGCGGCATACATGATGACCAAGTAGATGCATTAGCATGGCTGGGTCTTATGATGACTGAATTTTCTAGCTATCAAGCCCCTGTAATTCATACACCCAGTTGGCGCGACAGGTTAAACAGCATGATGAAGCCTGAACGAACCAAGTCATCGATGAGTGCATAACAATGGCGCAGATTAAAGGCAGAAAAGTTTCTCCAGCAGAAGAGCAAGAGATTGCAACAACGCAGTGGAGTCGGTACACCAGAGCAAGAGACAATGGACATCTTGATTATATTGAGATGGCAAAACGATGCGATGCTTTCTATAGAGGGGACCAATGGGACGAACAGGACCTAGCAAACCTTGAAGCAGAAGGCCGACCTGCATTAACGATCAACACTATTCTACCTACTATCAATACTGTTCTGGGTGAGCAAGCTACTCGTAGGGCTGACATTAAGTTCAAGCCCAGACGAGGCGGTGACAATGAGATTGCAATGACACTCAATAAATTGTTTATGCAGATTGCTGATAACAATAAGTTAGATTGGGTCGAGCAGCAGGTATTCAGTGACGGCTTGATCATGGACGGGCGTGGGTACTTTGATGTGCGTATGGATTTCAGTGATCACGTTGAAGGTGAGATACGCATCACTGCAAAAGATCCACTTGATATATTGATTGATCCTGATGCAAAAGACTCTGACCCTAAGACTTGGAACGAAATATATGAAACTCGCTGGATGACGCTTGACGAGATACAAGAGTTATACGGCAAGGACAAAGCAGAGAAGATACGTTTCGTTGCTGAGAACGGCAACAGCTACGGGCGCGACAGCATTGAGTATGAAGAAACTCGATTCGGTGATCTTGATCCGACTGATGACTACTTTGGGTCAGGCGTACCAAGTGAAGATGACTACAGAAATGTGCGTTCTATTAGAGTTATAGAACGGCAGTACAAAAAGATGCACCGTGTAGATTGTTTCGTTGACCCCATGACAGGGGACCAAAGAGACGTACCTGAAGCATGGGGCGATAAAAAGACAAAAAAATTTGCTAAAGAATATGGGCTAAACGTTATTTCAAAAGTTAAGCGTAGGGTGCGCTGGACAGTGACTGCTGACAGAGTAGTGCTGCATGATGACTTTTCACCTTACAACGACTTTACGATTGTGCCTTTCTTTGCGTATTTCCGTAGGGGCCGTCCGTTTGGTATGGTGCGTAATCTTTTGTCACCGCAAGAACAACTCAACAAGATTGCGAGTCAGGAACTACACATTGTTAATACCACCGCTAACAGCGGCTGGATGGTAGAAAGTGGCTCGTTAGTTGGCTTGCAAACTGATGACCTTGAAGAGCATGGCGCAGAGACAGGGCTGGTGCTAGAGTACAACCGTGGCTCTACTCCCCCTGTAAAAATTCAACCAAATCAAATACCTACGGGGCTAGACCGGATCGGGCAGAAAGCTGCCGCTAATATACAAACGATCTCTGGTATCAACGACTCTATGCTGGGATCAGATTCCGCTGAAGTGAGTGGCGTAGCGATTCAGGCAAAGCAGAATCGTGGGGTCATAATGATTCAGGTTCCGCTGGATAACTTGCGAAAGGCTCGTCAGTATCTGGCAGAGCGTGTGCTTAATTTGTTACAGACCTTCTACACAGAAGAAAGAATTATCATGGTGACAAATGAAGATATGCCAATGGAGCCAAGAGAAGAAGTAGCCATTAACGTTGAAACGCCTGAAGGACAAATTATAAATGACCTAACGCTAGGCGAGTATGATGTGATTGTGTCTACTGCTCCTGCTCGTGATTCGTTTGATGAAGTGCAGTTCGCTGAAGCACTTAACTTGCGACAAGTGGGCGTGGCGATACCTGATGATGCAATCATTCAGTATTCACATCTTGCTAAGAAAGATGAGTTGGCTCAGCGCATTCGTTCAATGACAGGACAAGAGCCGCCTACACCAGAACAAGCAGAAGTTATGCAGATGCAACAGCAGATGGAAATGGAGCGTGTGCAGCTTGAACTTGCGAAACTGGAAGCTGAAGTTAGGAAGTTACAAACAGACTCCGCAGTTAATATTGCGAAGGTTCAGGAAACTTCTGAAATTGATCCTCAAATGAAGATTGCAGAACTTCAAGCTAAGATGCAAATGAAGCAAGAAGAACTGAATCTCCGTAAACAATTATCAGCGGCAACAAATCAAGTTAGAACAAATCAACAAACAACCAACGCAGCAGCACGTATTGCAGCAACAGCAATGCAGACGGCTGCAAAAAAACCAGCGCAAACTGATATACCTAACATGCGTACCCCTGAAAACTTACCTACTTAAAGGACTATTCAATGAGTGAACAAGCTAAAGATACAACTGAAGAAACAATCAAGTATGAGACTATGCCTGGGGCTGATGCCTTGGAAGGGCAGGAAGGGGATGACCTTGATATGAATTTTGCTTTTGGCGAAGAAGCTGAAACTGAAGCAGAAGAAACAGAAGTTGAAGCCGAAGCTGAAGTAGAAGTGGAAGTAACAGAAGCCGAAGTTGGAGAAGATGTTTCACATGAAACCAAAACTGAAACTGAAACTGAAGAGACTGAGAAAGTAGAGGCGAAAGAAACAGAGCCTGAGAAAAAAGAAACAAAATCTCCAATGATTCCTAAGTCACGGCTTGATGAAGTGCTTGCACAAAATAAAGCACTGAAGAAACGAATTGCACAGACTGAAGAGGCAGAAAAAGCAGCTGAAGAAGCGCCTAATGCTTATGACTTTGATGCAAAAGAAGAAGAGTATATGGACGCTGTACTCGATGGTGACAAAGACAAAGCGAAAGCAATCCGTAAAGAAATACGACAAGCTGAAGCAACTAAAATGGAAACAGAATTAACAAGAGACATTGAAACAAAAGTAACTCGTAACTCTACTGCTAATGCAGTGCAAGATGCTGCGTCTGCAATTGAAGAAGCTTTTCCTATTTTTGATGCTAACGCTCCTGAATTTAATAAAGCATTAACT